CTCCCAAGTTGATTAATTTGTTACCAGTTGGATTATCTGTTCCTTTTGAGAATGATACATCAATTGAACCAGAGAAACCAGATGATTTACCTTCAATGTCATTTGCAGTATTTGCTGACTCGAATTGATAAATTCTTCCAGTTGTAGAAATTCCAGTATAATCTGTATGATCATAAGTCGTTCTATTAAAGTGTAAAGAACGATCTCTGAAATACTTCAAAACCTTTGTTTCTTTGTCATATGATGCTATAAATCCAGATGCTACCTTTCCAACATTAGGAGAAACTGTAAGAACTTGACTTATCTCTTCTCCAACTATAGGAGTTCCAGTAACTGTGGTGAACTTAAAAGCTTGTAATGACGAATAAGTTGTGTCAGTATAAACTATACTTGTCCCAACTTTTGTGGGATTTTTCACCACACCAACTTGTGCAAATTTAGTATCAATTGGAAAATCTTTAGTTGAATCATCAAATCTTGCGTAAATTATGACTTTATCAGTTCCTAGTTCAGAATATACATCTGAACCGTGACCTAAACCTGGTGGAATAATTGGAACTAATTTTGCTCTATTAATTGCACTAACATTACTGTTAAGTGTTCCTAAATCAACAATACCATAACTGTATCCTTTACCACCAGCACTAACAGTGACATCAACTATTTTACCATTCTGAACATCTACTCTTGCCTTCCCTCCTGTACCATCACCAAGAATATCAACCTCTTGACCTAGACCGTTCGCATAACCTGAACCACCATTTTCAATGTAAATATGTTTAATTTGATTTAAGTTTACATCAGAATTACCATTTTCTCTCACTGCTCTGATTTGTGAATCAGTTGAAGTAGACCAATTATTTGGAACTGTTATATATTCAGTAGAATCAAATTTGATTATATCACTAGGAGATACTGTAAACAAGTATTTCCAAACATAACCATCTCCACTATTACCTGCCTTTGATGGCTCTAAATCTGTAAAAGTTGGTTCATCTTGAGATATATTTCCTAAAACATTATCACCTGAAGAACCATTATCAATACACACATAAACTTTAAAGTCTGAGTTTAGAACATAATAGTTTGCGTCGTATAATCTATTTGCTTGTGTTAATGGACTTTGATTCGTTGCACTGTAATCATCCCTATAAATCTCATATCTTGATCCTGAAGTCCAGTCTACTCTTCTTATAATTCTTCTTATATTTGCTGATGATATCTTTTTTCCAAACATCATTGTATCGCCAGAATGAGCACGATATGAAAAACTATCTGTAGGTGCAGGTGTCTTATCGCTTGTATTCCAATCTGATGTTCTACCATATCCAGCAAGAGTTGGTGCTCCTGTAGGGTTAGATAGTCCTATAAAAACATAGTAAGAATTATTTGTATTTTCGACTGATTCTACAAAATTATTTGCGTTCAGAATTCTAAACTGATCAGTAACTATTGCTGGCATCGAATCTTAACTTTTCTTTTTATTTATAAGGGGTTCCATAATCAAAGTCCAAATACTCTTATCGACCCAGTTGATCTTAAACCTCTCACCGATGTGTTTACGTAATTTTTACGTTGTATAGTTGGGAAGGTTGATAGTCCAGCATCGACTGTGAGACCAGTCACTCCAATTGATATTGGATTTGCTGAACGATTTAGATTAAGACCGTATAATCTACCCCAATTAATTTGACCAAGAGATGTTGTCATACCTGACTGACCAGTTGAATGGAAACCAACAGTGTTTATGCCTGTGACTGATGAATTACTATTAGTATGTACATCACAAACAATTTCTCCCAATGATCCATTCGTGGAAATAGTTTTTACTATGTAAATATTATCCACAAAAGTAGTGCCTATTCCAACGACTGATGCGTTCACACCATTAATTGATGTAAGTCCACTTCCTACTTTAGTTCCCGTTACTAATATAGGATAACCTACTTTTAATTTATTTGCATCTACATTAACTAATACTCCACTTGCATTTTGTGTCTTTGCATTAAAGAAGAATTTAAGTGCAGGTTTTCCACCTGTTCTTGTAGTTTTCTGTATACCTGTAATAATACCTGTATAACCCTCTACATTTTCAATTGTATTAATCTTTTCAGTTTGGAAAGAAGGTAAGGAAGCGATAACTTGTGGTGGATTTGTAAATGTATAACCAGTACCAGCATTTGTTATTGTTGTAGATGAAACTACACCATTACTTAATGTCGCAGTTGCGGTAGCAGTAGTACCAACACCAACTGGAGGAGCAATCTTAACTGTAACATTGCCAGAGTATCCTGAACCAGCGTTAGATGTTGTTAGTCCTGTGATTGTTCCTGTAGAGGATACTGTCGCAGTGAAGGCAGCACCAACACCGATACTACCAGATGAAATTAGTGCGTCAACCTTACTATCACCTGACTGACCATATCTTTCTTTTTCATAAAGGAATGAAGTTGCATCATCTACAAATATTCCATCATTAGCACCAGTTCCCTTTCCACTTGTTACTGATAAATCACCAATTATCTTGGCAGTTGGATAAATTTGAGGTTCGATTGATGAACGAGTTTTACTTACAATTTCTCCATTCAGAACAATATCAACTTTTTGTTTTTCCCATCTGACAGGTTTATTATTGGTTTCATCAACACCTAATCCAGTATAAATGTCAGTTTCAACTAAATCAGCACCAAGTATTTGTTTGACAACTCTATCACTTTCCTGTGATGTTGTTATACCAACTAGTTTCTCACTCTTAAGAACTCTAAACTCATCACCAACTTTTACACTTTCTTGTATATCTCCAATAATAACATCAACACCTTCTTGTCCTTTATAGAAGAAAATATCTACCTTATCACCTGCATCAGGTGCTTCATTAAATGTAAATGTTGATCCACCCTCAAATTGATATGATTCTTTTGGTTTTTGTAAAACACCATTAATAAAGATAAGAAGAACAGCATCTAAATCAATTAATTGTGATGTTGCATTTGATAAATCTTTCTCAAAACTTAATATTTGACCATTAAAGAATAGTGGGAATCTAATTCTTTGACCATCTTGAAGATTAGAAATACTATCAATAAAATCAATTTCACCAAACTGCCATGCGGAGAATTTATCTCTGAATATCTCAATCACTTCTAACTCAAACTCTTGAATGGGTTTAGTTAAATGTGAAGCAGTTACTAATCCAACAGGTCTAAACTTATCACCAACCTTGAAAGAATGACCAGGTCTAGTAATACTAAATTTATTAATCTCAAACAATGTTGATCCAATACCGACTGATGTTCTTGATGCACCTACCTCTACATTGATTAATAAATTAGAACCTGTATCAGTTGTTGTTCCAATACCCAATCTTGATACACCTTCAACAATGAGATTCTCATATGTTGGTTCTGGTATGATCAATCTTGGATTAACATAACTCGTACCAGCAGAAACAATATTGAATGCAAGTGTTCCACCTACTCCGACTGTTGCAGTTATATTTGCACCAGTTCCACCACCACCACCTTGTCCGACAAAAATAGTGATAGTATTTGTAGTTACTTCTCTAATCGCTGTTTGTATACCAGCAATAGGATCTCCGTTTGGATTGCTTGTAATTGATAGTCCTCTTGGATATGGATGATTACCAAAGAAGTCATCTTTAGAACACTTGAATACTAATCCACCAGTATCAATACCAACTGTATCACTTGTGCTTAATCCATGATTTGGGATAGTTAGTTTAAGAAGACCACTATGTGATTCATAATCTGCATCAGTTGCTGTGAATGCATTTGCACCAGAAGCAGCAAAACTACCCTTACGGATTGAACCAATTCCAGAACTTACAAATCTATGGTCATAAGCAATATCAGTAACACCAATTGATACAGTGCCTCCTCTATATCCTGAACCAAATGTATTATCTGCAAAGTACTCAAACGCATTACCACCACCCTGATAAGTATGGGGAATTGTGCTCGCTCCTGCTTGAACTTCAAATGTTCTCTCAGAAACTATACCAACAAGGAATAAAGGTCTATCATGATCTTGGAAGATTGTAGTTGTTACACCAACATATCCACCACCACCAATAGTCTTGACTGCAGTGGCAGTTGCAGAAACAAATGTATGAACATATTGATCACTTGGTGCAGAGGCACCAACGTTTACCTTAAATGTGTTTGTAGTTACATTACTTACTGTTAAATATTGATTTGCAGCAGGGTCAGTTGCACGAGGATAACAATGAGTTGTATTATTACTATCTTTAGAGCAAGTAAAACATATTGAACCAGTATCAAGAATAACCGCATCACCATTTACTAATCCATGATTTGCAATTGTAATTACTAATTCACCATTTGCTGGATTATAGGTAGCATTTGTTGGTTGACCAACAACTGTCTTCGGACATCTAAATTCTAAATCTTTTAGCTGAACTGTATTAGGAGATCCGAGTGAGAAACCGTGAACTTTATCAGTCGTTACTGTTATAATACCTGTAATATTATCATATGCTGCTGTAGTAATTCCATAATTAACACCTGAAGTAGTTGCAATACCAACAACACTTGTAATTGCACCAGCAGAGTTCTTGAATAATGATGCTTTTGCACCAAGTAATGGAGCGTAACCAAGACCAGGTGTAGAACCAAGAGATACAATTAATCCACCCCTTGGAACCTGGTTCTGATTTATATCAGATTCTGATACGATAAATTGACCATTTTCAGATGTAATACCAGTAAATTGAACAGTTGATACACCTGCAGTTGTGTCAGATATAAACTCATAATTATGCCCCTCATTATTTGTTGTTAATGGTGTTTGGAAAATACCGTTAATGAATAGGACTCCATTACCAACACCAATTCCTGAAGATGTATTTGCTCCTCCAACAGTCAAACTATATGTTTTTCCAATACCAGTAAAGTTATCTGATATATCATCAAATAGCATATTAGTTGTATAATTGCTTCTGAGGAAGGTTCTTCCACTGAAGTCTGCTTTTACAAATGGTAAGTTTGTATTTGTTCTTCTTGATCTTGTATTTCCTTTTGGTGGTTCGATAAAGTAGACTGAACTATCAACAATATTAAATGAACCTCTATGCACCCTTACAGTATCATTTGCTGTATGTGACGATGCATTGATACCAAGAACTCCTCTTTCTACTTTAACAACAGGTAGAGTTGCGATTCCAGCAGCTACATCATCTGCATCATTAATTGTGCCTGTTGGTAGACTTGAAAAACCAACTTGCTCAATCTTCATATATTCGTCATTAATTTTTAGTACGTCAGTTGGTTGTATAGATCCAATTCCACTTATAACAAACTGTGTTGCAGTAGTGTTTATGGAGGAATTTAATGTATGTGCAATAGATGTGAATGTAATTGGTTGTTGTACAACTCCATCAAGACCAATAATTGTCTTAGTGAGTTGTTTATTCATCGATAACTTATGAGCATTACCTGTTCCGATACCTGTAAATGTAATCGCTGTACCTGCATTAACATATTCTGGTCGAGAGAATAATTGGAATTGATTCTCATCAATAACTTTAGCAAAAACTGTAGATGGTAATATTGTAGTTTCAATACCAGCAGTATTAGTAGTAGATCCAATTGATAATGCAGTAGCTGCAACTCCTATGAATGAAGAAGCAGGTGTATAAGTAAGTTTTTCGTTTGTATTAAAGAAATGATTTGGTATAGTGAATATTCCAGTTGTTGTGCTTAATATTCCTGAATTAGGATTAAATGTTTTTGTATAGATTGGTGTGCCATCAAATTTAAGATCAAATTTAGTTTTATTTGCTCTTCTTCCTGCTAAACCATCATAAGTTGATAGGAATACCTCTTGAGATACCGTGCCATATGACAATCTTGGAGGTGTATTGTCAAAATCATTAGTGGTATAAAATATTTGATTATATGACTGAACTTCTATAAGAGATGCAAACGTCGAATCTGGATAAAAACGTAAATTTATATCGTTACCTGATATTTCTCCACCAAATGTTCCTATACCTGAAGTAGAACCAACTGATACGAATGGGTATTGAACAGTCAGAATATCATCTGCGTCACGAATTGATACTATCTGATGCACTGCTGATGTATCACCACAAGAAACTCTTACTAATGATTTAA